AATTGTGAAGAAAATCCTTTATTATGCGAACTAATGGAAGTACATCAAGATACTTTAATGTTAGAAGGCAGAGAAAATGTAACAACTACTTTACCACAAAAAGATATTAATGGTAATAACTTTGTACACATTGAACCAAAAGTTCCTACACCAGATCATACATATGACAGAGATGAAATTACTTATGATCCAGTAGCTAAACAATGGAACACACCATATCCATTCTTAAAGCCACACGTAGGTTGGGATGAAATTAAACGTACTAGATGGTCACAGCTTTCTTGGTCAGACTCGCATTTATCAGATGATATGCCAGAAAGTTTAGCAAATGAATGGAAAAAATTTAGACAAGAATTAAGAGATTTACCAGAACTATATGGTGCTTGTTGGACACCTACTATTACAGCAGGTGGAACAGGTTATTCAGTAGGCGATCATATGTTAGTTGACGCTAGTGTATTAGGTTATAGTGCAGATCAAGTTGGAACATTAGATGACTTATCAGCACCAATGGGACAAAGACCAGGTTATGATTTTGAAGCAAATCCAAATGATGGAGAAGCTTGGAAACCAGATGCAAGTTCAGATGATGCAAAAGGTTCATTAGACGTAAACATTATTGTTACAAGCATTGGACAAGACGGTGCTATTACAGGTGTTAGAACACGTAACGCCTTTAATGCTCGACACATGAAAGAAGCTAAAACAATTAACGATGTAGCTTATACTATTGTTAAAACAGGCGACAGTTCAACAACAGGAACTGGTGCTAAATTCAAATTAGAGAAAAACGAACGTATTGAACCTTGGAAAGTACGTTTACCACAATCACCAAAAGCTAAACAACCAGGAATTTGGGGCGAAAACGATCAGTTCCCAGGTGCTACTGGACGTTATGGCGCGGCTGTAAACGGTATGGACGCGGCAACTACTATTGGTGACAATGTTCCAGATGGTACATCAGAAGCTAATAGAGATAATCCAGCTGATGGTTGGTTAATGGAACACACTTACCACCCTGCAACAGGGCACATGATTCCACCAGAAATGGGCGGACATTACTTTGGTACAGACCTAGCTAGACTAAATTTAAGCACAGACGGTACTCCATTTGACGATGGTGTAGCAGATGGGCTACCTGCGGCGCCTACAGACGCTAAAGGAAAGACTAGAATAGCTGGAACTATTACAGCCAGAAAACAATCTTAGTAAAATAAATCCTTTTAAATAACTGCATAGTGCTAGTACGAAACTAGTACTAAATTACGCACAGATTAAAGGATGATAAATGTCAACAGAAGAAGTTAAAAAACGTAACTCTGCCATTTTTATTAATGGTGGTGCTGGACGAGTCATTGCATCAATACCTGCTCTAGAAAAATTTCAAGAAGAAAATCCAGACGATGACTTTGTTATTGTTTGCGAAGGAGGAACTGATTTCTTTAAAGGACATCAATCCTTATATGCTAGAGTGTACGACCATTGGCACAAAGGCTTATTTCAAGATAAATTAAAAGAACGAAATTTAATAACACCTGAACCATATAGAGTTTGGGAATATTATAATCAAATGTGTTCAATAGCTCAAGCATATGATATTGCTATTAACAACAAAGGATTAAGAAAACTACAAAAACCTAGAATTAGATTAAACAAAGAAGAAATGATCTTTGGTAAAAAACTTGTAGACGAAGTAAAAGAAAAAACTAAAAAAGACAAAGTATTAGTTTTTCAACCTTATGGTAGAACAGTACACCATGAGAACGGAATGATATCAGATTATAGTGGTAGAAGTTTCGAGGCTGAAAATGCCGTTAGTATTGTTAAAAAACTCTCTAAAAAGTTTGGCGTAATTCACATGGCAGAGTTTGGAATTGATTTTCAAAAACATGAAGTAAAAGATCCAGTAGCAAGTCCTATGGGAGCAGACTTAAGACATTGGTGCGGAATAATTGCAAATGCAGATTACTTCTTAGGTTGTGATAGTTCAGGACAACATATGGTCCATGCATTAGATAAAAAATGTACAGTAGTAATTGGATCAACTTTTCCTATTAACGTTTCTTATCCCGACGATGAAAACATTGACATTCTAGATATGGGCTTAGGTGCAAGAACTTATTCGCCTATTAGAGTTACAACTGATGAATATGCTGATAGAACCAATGATGGTATTATGGCAATGAACGATAAAGTTGAAGCAATTATTGTTGAGTCAGTTACAAATGGAATGACTGGTAAACCGAGGATAGGACACAAATATAAAGACAAAGACTAATGGATAGACTGTTTACATTTGGTTGTTCATATACTTCATGGAACTGGCCAACGTGGGCAGACATCTTAAGCCTTGAAGCTAACTATTACGAAAACTGGGGTCATGCTGGTTTAGGCAATCGTGCTATTGCTGAACGTGTTGCAGAATGCAATATAAAAAATAAATTCAATAACAAAGATCAAGTTATAATACAATGGACTAGTCATTTAAGACATGATTGGTTGAACTTTAAACATAAAGAACCTTGGCAAACAAAAGGTAGTATATTCAGTTATCAAAATGAAGAACTATATGATAAAGAATGGATTGATACTTTTTATGATGAGAAAGCATTTTTCTTACATACATTACACGCAATAGAATTAACAAAAGGCTTATTAGAATCTACAGGTTGTGAATTTTATTTTACAAGTATAAGTGATCTTAATACATTAGGAACAGATATTCCACATCAAAAAGGTCATGGAGAAAACTTAAGAAACACACCTGAACTTGCAGATGCTATAAAAGAATATAATTTAGAAGAATATAAAGATGTACTAAAAGGTGATCATTGGTTATGTCCAATAGGACTTCATGCTTGGAATAGACCAGACTTAACGTGGTGGTTCAATGGTGATGAAGGAAGATGGGTAGAATTACATCCTAGTCCTTATCAACATTTAGATTGGGTACACAATCATAACCAGAACGTAACAGAAGAACAAAAAAAATTGATAGATACAACTGTTAAAGCAAAAACTGATGATTATAAAGAGACTATTGCAAATATTTCTAAAACAGTAAATTGGAATAGAACTTATAGAGGATTTTAAATGAAAAAAGAACCAGTATGGATTGCCGGAATAGCTCGAGGACATAACGCAGGTGTATGTTTATTGAAAGACGGCGAAATAGTTTTTGCAATAGAAGAAGAAAGACTTACACGTCAAAAATACGATGGTGGTCCTTATGCTTCTATGTTAAAAATTTTAGAATATACTGATAAGCTAGACTTTTTAGTAGTTGCACATACACAAAATTTACAAAGAACAGCAGGTAGAGTTGACTTTAGTGGCGATGATGTTTATACTGGACTAGCACGTAAGTTAGGATTAATAAGTAGAAAGCCTTATAACCCAGAAGAAAATCACCCACAAGTAATTGACATGAGTCATATACATCATAAATTACACGCCGCGACAGCTTTTTATAGATCAGGATTTAGTGATGCAGTAGCAGTTATTGTTGATGGTGCAGGTACGTTTATAGATTTAGCTACTAATACAGGTGAACCACAAACTGTTTGGGAAACAGAAACAATATATGATTGTGCATATCCAGATAATTTTAAAACACTTTACAAACACTTAGGTACTAATGGTCCTATGGTTACGCAATACTTAAAAGATATGTCAAGTGAGTTATATGATGAACCTAAAGAATGGACACACGATGTTTTACTTACTGAAAATGCAGGTATAGTAAAAACTTATGAGGCAGTAACAGAATACTGTGGCTTTAGTTTTATTGAAGCAGGTAAAACAATGGGATTATTTCCATATGGTAGACGTGCTAATATTAAATTATTTAGAAATGATACTATGTGGCCTATATCAGATAGACAAATGATTATACCTACATATCCAAACGGTGCTCACGTAAACTATAACTTCTTCCAAGAACTTATAGATCATGATAACGAAGATGTAAGCAAATTAGAAAACAGAAGAAATTTAGCTTATGCTGTACAAACAGAAACACAAAATCAAGTTGTTAAATTAATTAAACGTGCAGTAGAAATGTCAGGTAAAAATAAAGTTGTTATTAGTGGTGGTTACGGATTAAATTGTGTAGCAAACTACGAATATTTAGAACAACTAAAAGACCAAAATATTGAAATATATGTTGAACCAGTAAGTAATGACGCAGGTACGGCCATGGGTGCGGCAATGTTAATGCATAGAAGACTTACAAAAGATAATAATGTTCAAGAGCAACAGGATACACTATACGAAGGTCCTGCTTATTGTTATTCAGATGAACAAATAAATGCTATTGTAGAAAAATATGGTGCAACTATTGAAGATTCAGATAAAAGCAAAGTAGTTGACATATTAGCTGATAGAAAAATTTGTACTATTTTTCAAGGACGTTCAGAAAATGGTCCACGTGCTTTAGGTAATAGAACTATTATGTATGACCCAAGTGATCCTAATGGTAAAGATCACGTTAATCTAGTTAAACGTAGAGAATACTTTAGACCTTTTGCAGGTAGTATACTTGAAGAAGATGTACATGAATGGTTTGACTTACGTGGTATGAAAAGTTCACCAACTATGATGTATGCTGTAAACTGTCAAGAAGGTATTGCAGAAAGAATTCCAAGCATTATACACGTTGACGGAACTTGTAGAATACAAACAGTTAGTGAAAAACAAAATCCTCATTACTATAATTTGATTAAAGCGTGGAAAGAAAAGACTGGATTGTCTATTATCTTTAATACAAGTTTTAATTTAGGTGGAGAACCATTAGTAGAAACATTAGATGATGCTGTACGTACATTAAAGCACAGCGACATTGAGTACTTATGGTTACCTGAATATAACAAACTTGTGACGCTTAAAAATGACGGATAAATTTACACAATATTTCGACACAAAGATATACTGGACTGATGAAATAGACGGTTGTGGTAATACCATGATTGATGATTTCTTAGACGCAACTTCTTTTATCACTAGTGACAAAGTTTTTTACAACTCGTTAGAATGGTGTAGTGGACCAGGCTTTTGGGGGTTTGGGTTGCTAACTACAGGTAAAACAGAAAAGATAACTTTATCTGATATCTGGGAACCTAACCAGAAACCTGTATTACATACTATACTAAAAAATGAACTTGATGAAAAAGCACAATTCTTCTTAAGTGACAATTTTAAGTTAATTCCTAAACAATCTTTTGACCTAATTGTTGCTAATCCTCCACATTTTAATGGTGACCCGTATGTTGCACACTATGACGATCCAAGGAAATATAAAGATTTAGACTGGTCTATACACAAAGATTTCTTTAATAACGTCGGAGATTACTTGTCAAATGACGGAGTAATAATACTTGCTGAAAATGTATGGGGGTCAAATCCTGACACATTTAAAGACATGATTGCTGAAAATAATCTCAAGATTACTCATCATTTTCCTTCAAAACAGTATCCGTTAGATATGTGGTATTTGGGGATAGCGAGAGAATCCGCGGAGCGGTAAAAAAGCAAATTTAATGCCGCGAAGCGGTTAAAAGCGGTAAAACGGTTTTGGACTGAAGCCTCGCTTAAATAGGTAAATATACTAAAGAGGATAGTTAATGTTTGATATCAGCAAGTTTTTACGTAAAGGACAAAACAACACAGTTGAATTTAGAGGTGGAGCAAACCTGTCATATGCAGGTCCATCAGCAACTCTTGTTGAAAACGGTACTGAATTAGACCGTTGGTATGTTGGTTCTTATTTCGGCGTAGAATACACTATTGCTTGTGATGTTAACTCCGCACGTAAAGAGATTATTAAATGCTTATGTACAGCTAGTACAAGCACAGCAAACATAGTAATATACGGTAGAAGTAACTTAGGTAATGACTTATTACAGCTAGAAGTTGAAGTAACAGATGCTTACTTTAAACTTATGGCATATCCTAGAGTACAAGAAGATTCAACAAGTATATCTGGTGCAAAAATTATACATAGTGCAAACTATTATGCAACACTAAACGAGCCAGGACCTGTTATTGCAGGATCAAGTTCAAGTGCGTATGCACCAACTTATACATTAAGCAGAAGTACTTCACAAGCAAACGAAGGACAGAGCTTTAGTATTACACTTATTACAACAAATGTAAACGCAGGTACAACTATTCCATTTACAATTACTGGAGTACAACAAGCAGATATTGGTGGTGCAAATTTAACAGGAAACTTTATTACTGGAACTACTGATACATTTACATATCCAGTTACAGCAGACTTATCAACAGAAGGTGCAGAAACATTTACAATGACTCTTGACGGTAAAGATACTACTGCAAGTGTTATACTAAATGATACTTCACAAACTCCTGCTTTATCATACACATTAACTTCAAACTTATCAAATGTTAATGAAGGTGATACATTTAGAATTACACTAACAACAGGAAACGTTGATCCAGGTGAAACATTAGATTATACAGTTACAGGTGTTACTGGGGCTGACCTTACACAAGGAAGTTTAACAGGAAGTTTCATTGTAGGTACAACTGATTATTTTGACTTTACACTTGCAGAAGATGTTACAACAGAAGGTGTAGAAAGTTTTAATATTGCACTTAACAATGGTGAAGCAACTGCACAGGTACAAATTGCAGATACTTCTGTAAGTCCAGCAGTACCTAGTTACAGTTTAGGACGTTCGGCGGCAACAGTTAATGAAGGTGATAGTTTTACTATTACACTTACAACGACAAACGTTGCTAATGGTACAAGTTTACCTTATACAATTACAGGAATTACAAGTGCAGACATAGGTGGAACTGCTCTAACTGGAGACTTTATTGTTGGTTCACAAGAATCAAGAGTATTCAATGTTACAGCAGATGCATCAACTGAAGGTGTTGAAACATTCCAACTAGCACTAGACAATGGAGAAAGTACAGTAGGTGTTACAATTAATGATACTTCAATTACTCCAGGTAACAATTATAATATTACAGTTACAAATAGTGGATCAAGTGGATACACAATGTCAGGTACAGATAGAAATGGTGCAATAGGCGGCGGAAATAATCCACAGATTAATTTAAATGTAAATGATAATTTAACATTATCAATGAACGCAGTAGGTCATCCATTATATATTAAAACAACAAACTCAACAGGTACAGGTAACCAAGTTACAACACCAGCGGCAGTAGGCCAAGGTAATGTTTCAGGAAGTATTACTTGGACCCCAAGTACAGCAGGTACATACCATTACAACTGCGAATTTCATGCTGGTATGCACGGCTTAATCGTGGTAAGTTAAATGCAGATAAATACAATAGGAGCATAATATGGCAGTCGTAAAATCAGCATTTGAGGCACAACACGGATTTAAATCACCAGGATTCACAGTCGATGAACAAGGTAACGTTACCTTACGTAGTGTAACATATACATACACAGCAGAAGAAACTGATGTATCAGGTGACTATGTTGTTAGAGATGCAGGTGGTAACTTTACATTTGATGGACAGTTTGAATCAGACGGTATTACATTAAAAACAAATCCAGGCGTTACTTTAACAAGAGGTAGTGCATACGTATTCAATTTAACTTTAAGAACAGTTAACCAAGCAGGACAAACACTTGGTAATAATAGTTTCAACGTTTTTAGTATAGATGATAGTGGTGGTTATACATTATATGACACAGGACTATCTTGGTTAAATGCTGGTGGTACAGATAAGAAAACAGAATCAGAAGCACAAGGACAATTTACAGGTAAAACAACTTTCACAGTACCAACAAATGCTCCGGCGGCTTTATATTATGGAGATGCTGATGCTAATCCAGTAGGAATGTTTACTATTGAAGATCCAACTATTACTGGTGTTGGTAGTTTCTCAAGCATACTTACAACAGGTAATATAACTGCACAAGGTGAAAATGCTGTAATTACATTATCGCCTACAGGAAGTTCAGGTACAGTAGTAATAAATCCAACAAATGGTGGAACTATTAACAATATGGACGTTAATGCATTAAGATTAACGGCTTCAGATAACGTTACTTTAACTGGTGAAAACTCAGACATTAGAATTGCTCCAACAGGATCAGGTGGTACAGTATTGATAAATCCAGCGGCTGGTGGAACATTAGATAACATGAATATAGGTGCTACGACACCGGGAACGGTTACTTCAACAAATTTAGTTGCGAGTGCAGGGACGCTAAATAATACAGTAATAGGTAATACTAAACCAAATAAAGCTACGTTTACGACGGGTAATGTACAAGGCGAGCCTACACAAAGTACGGCAATAGCTAATAAGAAGTACGTGGACTCAAGAGCGACGGCATTGGCAATAGCATTAGGAAGTTAAAATAGATGGCTAAACAAAAGATAGATACGTATATATTCCAACCAGGAATTCCCGTTTCAGAAAACAGAAACCCTCATGCGTATGAATTAATTAAAAATAACGTTGAGTTTATCTGTGACGAAACTGTGGCATGGATTGCCGCACAGGTTTTAGCCAATGCGGCTGACCCTACTAGCTTCTGGTACAACTATACATACAATTCACCAAAGTGTGAAAGAGATACAAGATACAATTTACAAGGTGTAAATGGTGACGGTGGTATTTTATACGATTTAAGATATGGCGGAAACGCACAGGCAAGATTTTTAGCAAGTAAATATTGGATTAATTCAACTCCACAGGTTGACGGAGATAGACAACCTGAAGTAGCGGCAAAGAACTTTGTTGTTAGTTTAATTAATAACTATATTTTACCTCAAGCAACTTTTACATCTGCACAAAGTCCAGTAGTAACAACACAATATACTAACAATGGTTCAAGTTATGAATCAGGATCAGATGCAAGAGTTACTGCCTTGTTTGCAATTATTACAGACGTTATTACAAACGGACTTGATAATGTTCCAGCACTTGATAGAACAAAAGTTTCAAGTGTTAAGATGCAGACTCGTGTTCCATCAAACGATTTATTATTAATTACTGATACAACAAACAACGAAGTTATCTTTAACTTTAGTGATCCTAAATTAGGTGGAAGTTGTGAATTCCAAACAGATGATACTTCACAATTAACTAAAGGTGTTGAAGAAGACTTTCCAAAGTTCTTAGAAAGAACAGGAACTATTACAACTGTTTATCTAGATAAAAATACAGACAACATAACTTATACAGATAAAGCAGTAGCAGTTTTAGAAGCAAACTTAGAATTTGTTAAAAAAGAAACAGTAGCCTGGATTGCGGCAAACGTGGCAAGTGCAACTTCAGGTATGTGGCACAATTATACATACAACACTACCAAGTGTGAAAGAGATATGGGATTAAACGTAGCTGGTATTACAAAAGATATCAAGTACGGCGGTAATGCAAACACATATCTTAATGCAAGTAAGTATTGGGTACAAACAACTCCACAAATTGACGGTGATAGAACTCCAGAGATTGCGGCTAAAAACTTTGCAAGAGATTTAATTAACAATTACATTTTAAAAAATGTTGCATACACTTCACAACAAGTTGGAGCAGGTGCAGTATCACAGAATGTTATTTTAAGTTTACCTGAAATAGGTGTTAATACAAGAGTAACTAACTTATTCTTTGTTATTACAGATGTAATTGAGAATGGTTTAGACAATTTACCAATTGAAGAAAAAATACCTTTATACTACGACACAGATGATTTACAGATCTTTATAGATCAAGGTGAAACAAGAACAAGACCATTTGATTTTGGTACTGATGCTATTGAACGTATGAGAGTTTCAAACTCCGTATCCATGCTTGATGCTGACTTTGAATATGGTCTACAGCCTACGAAGTGGCAAGCGATTGCTATGCAAAGAGGTTATCCAAGTATTTACGAAGTACCAGGTACTGATAAAGAAGTTGCTTCAGTTGTAACTGATGCTTCAACAGGTACAGGTGGTGTTGGTCAAAGTTTAATTACAGTAACAACAGTTGGTGCTCATGGTATTGTAGCAGGTACACCTATTACAATTAAAGCTCTTGAAAATAGTATTCAAGGGGCAAGTAGAGCAGAAGGTTCGTTTATAATTTCAACTGTTCCTACTGCAAATACATTTACATTTTTTGCTAAATCAAAAGTTGGTACAAGTAACGGACAAGTACTTTCAACTTATTACACACAGTTAAGAGAAGCAAACTTTTATACTGGTGCGGCGATTGGTAGTCCAACATTTAGTATTATATCACAAGGTACAGCAGGTACATTTACAAACCCATTAGCGGCTCCAAATGGTTCAGACAAAGTTACTTGGATTGGAAACACACCAGAGATTGGTGCTCCGGTACAAAACGTTGCAGGACAAATTGCAACAGCAGGTACAATAGGTGTTGCGAATGCAAGTAGAACAGCAGGAACTTACACAGCAATAAGTGGTAGTTCAGATAGTATTGCTTCAGAATTAATTGTTGGTACATTTGATATTGTTATTGACGGTACAGGTGCGGCAACAAGTATAACAAATTTTAAAGGTGGTAGAAATAACGCAGTAGGCGATACTATCACAGTATTAGACGCTTCATTAGGAGGCGGTGGTGCACCAGCATTAACTTTCCAAGTTGCAACTAAAACAGATGGAACAGGTATTGGAAGTGGTGCTCAGGTTACAGTTGTAACAGGTGGTGGCGGAGAAATTGCTACTTGGTCAGTTGCAGGAGATTATGCAAGTGGTGTTAACCAAATTGCATTAAGTGATGTAACAGGAGTATTAGCAGGACAGGCCATTGATAGAGGAGATGGTACAGCAGTTCACGTATCAAGTATTGTTGGAACTGATGTAAACTTAGATGGTAATACAACAAGTGCTATCGTTGGTAACAACGTACAATATACAGCAGTTGCAGGAACAAACTATAACAGCACAGGTTTTGGTGCATTGTGGGATATTGACAGAGCAGGTGGAAACTATACAGTTACACAAAATAATACAGGTGGTGATCAATATGAAGTAGATGATGTTATTGTTGTACTTGGTAACACATTAGGTGGACAAACTACAACTAACGATTGTCGAATTACTGTTAACTCAGTTGATTCAAGCGGATCAATTACATCATTTAGCTCGTCAGGTTCAGCATTTGACGGTAACGGAAGTTTTAGTAACATCGCTGGTCAAAACATGAACGGTAACGGTTTAGGTGCAATATTTGATGTTACATATACAAACAATGCTTATACAGTAAGTTTAAAAGATCCAACTTATGCCAATAATGCAACAGGTGTAACACAAGGTGGTGTTGGTACTGGTGCGGCTTGGGACGTTGTATTAACAAATAATACTTACAACGTTACAGAAAACGCAGGCGCCGCCGACGCAGGTTATATTGTTGGTGACTTAATTAGAATTCCAGGAACTAACTTTGGTGGATCAAGTCCAGCAGAAGATTTAGATATTTCAATAACAGGTGTTGATGGTAGTGGTGGTATTACATCATTTAATGCATCAGGAACAGGTGCCGCGGCACAAGGTACTTTTAGTGAACCAGCATATACTTACAGTGGTGTTGGATCAAATGCTACATTCAACGTACAATTTACTGGAACAACTTATACTGCAAGTGTTGTTGCTCCAGGTTCAGGATATAGTGCAACAGAAACGTGTGTCATTTCAGGTGCAAACTTAGGTGGTGCAAGTCCGGCCAACGATGCTACAATTACTATTGATACTGTTGACGGTTCAGGTGTTATTACTGCAATTAGTGTTACAGGTACAGCAGTTAACTCTGCAACTTATACAAACGTAACATCAGGTCAAAACATAGTTGGAGCGGCGGCTTCATTTAACATTACTGTAAATTACAATAACAGCTATACAGTTACACAAGGTAACGAAGTAGGAACTAACTATGGTAGTGGTAACACTATTATTGTTTCAGGAGCAAACTTAGGTGGTACTTCACCAGCAAACGATTTAACAATTAATGTTACAGGTGCAAATGCCTCAGGTGGTATTACATCATTTAGCTCTTCAGGTACTGCCGCAGATGCAACGGCGGGATATGCGGCTGGTGATAGATTACAAATTTTAGGAACTAATTTAGGTGGTAGTAGTCCAACACATGACGCTATTGTAAAAGTAGATGCAGTAAGTGGAACAGGAAGAATTAATACAATTAGTATAACTGGTACAGCACCAGATGCCACAGAAACTTATGCCACTCCGGCTTACACTTCAAACACAGTTGGTGGTGCGAACTTTGCCATGAACGTTACAAGATTAGACACGGCTTATAGTGCTATTGTAACTGTAGGTGGTACTGGATATCTAGTTGGTGAAGAATTTGTTGTACTAGGTAGTGCATTAGGCGGTGTTGATGTTACAAACAACTGTACAGTTACAGTTGCAACAGTTGACGCAGGTACTGGTGAAGTTTTAACTGTAACGGTAGCAGGTACAGCCTTAGACACAAAAACAGTTGAAGATTTAAGTCAGTTTGACGGAGAAGCAACAAACTTAACAGGTTCTACAGCAACATTTGATATTACAATTACTGGTGGAACATATAGTTATGCAGTAAACACTCCAGGTACTGGTTACTACACAGATCAAAATATTAAAATACAAGGTAACCAAGTAGGTGGTGTTACTCCAACTAACGATATTACAATTAATATTACAGCCGTTGGTGCAGGTGGTGACATTTCAACTATTAGTGGTTCAGGTACAGGACCTTCAGGTACAGGAAGTTACACAGGAATTCCAGGACAGAACTTACAAAACAGTGGTATGAATGCTACGTTTAATATTACAAGAAATTTAGGAGCATATTCAACTGCTATTGTTAATAACGATGGACTTAACTACCAAGTAGGAAACAAAATTAAAATTGCAGGTACAAGTTTAGGTGGACAAACTCCAACTAATGATTGTGTTGTTACAATTTCTGAAGTTGCAACAGACGGAGGAATTATTGCTTGTTCAAGTTCAGGTACAGCAGTAGCAGGTACAGTTGTTAAATCATATTCAACTGTAACTATGTCAGAGAGTTTAACATCAGGTATTCCACAAAATACAACAATACAATTTGCGGCATTGGCAACTGTTGAAGTTTCATTTACAACTGCACACGGATTAATTCCAGGAGATGCATTTATTGTTACAGTAAGTACAGATGATGGAACAAACAATCATACATTATTAGAAGGTCCGTTCTTTGCACAGCAAGTTCCAACAACAACTTCACTGAGATATCAGTGTAGAGCGGCAGGAGCCATTAGTGATGTTGGCGACATTAATGCTGTATTGTATCCAAGACCAGATTCATTCTTTGTACACAGACCATATGATGGTGGTGTTATGTTAGGAACAGGTGGACCACAACACGGTGCACAGGCAATTAGACAGAGTAAAAAATATATTAGATACCAATCAGGTAAAGGTATTATGTATACAACTGGTGCCTTATTTGCTCCGTCCTATGACTTATTAACTGTACAAGCAGATGCAGTAGCACAAGGATCATTTATTAATATTACAACTGATGATGTTGACCACGGTTTACAAGTTGGTGGACAAATTAAATTAATTGGTATTGAAACTCCAGGATATAATGGACCATATACAGTATCAGCTATTACTAGTGAAAGAACATTTAAAGTTATTGCACAAACAGGACTAGGAGCAACAGTTCCAGTATTAAGTGCAAAAGCTCAAGTTTCATTACTTAACTGGCACGGTGCAACTGTACGTTCAGGTGCGTTTGATGATCAGAATGGTATCTTTATGGAATACGATGGATCAAACTTTAATGCTGTTCAAAGAACTGCAACATTACAATTATCAGGTACAATATCATTAGCAGTAGACAGTAACGCAGTTACAGGTACAGGAACAAGATTTAGAGATCAAATTAAAGCTGGTGACAGAATTGTTATTAAAGGTATGACACACGTTGTATCACAAGTAGTTGATCAAACTAACATGAACGTAACACCAGACTTTAGAGGTGTAACTCCAGCAAGTGGAGCCAAGTTATGTTTAGTTTCAGATAAAAAATCTAAACAAGCAGACTTTAACAAAGATAAATTAGATGGTTCAGGATCATCAGGATATATTATGGATATATCTAAAATGCAGATGATTGGAATACAGTACAGTTGGTACGGAGCTGGTTTTATTGACTGGATGCTTAGAGGTGATGATGGTAACTTTATATTCTATCACAGAATGAGAAACTCAAACGTTAACACAGAAGCATTTATGCGTACAGGTAATATGCCGGTACGTTACGAAGTATCAAACGAAGGTCCTAACGATAAGTTAGCGGCTGATATGACAGATGCACAAAATACTATACCATTAGAAGACGCTTCATTCTTCCCAGACAATGGTGGTACAGTTATTATTGATAACGAAATGATACAATACACAGGTATAACTGGAGATACATTAACTGGTTGTACTAGAGCGGCACCATTAACAAACTTTGCCGCAGGAGCAACAAGAACTTATACGGCAGGTGTTGCCGCAACGCACACAGCACGTACTGGTGTTATATTAATTAGTAATACTATTACACCAATTATATCACACTGGGGATCAGCTTTCCAAACAGACGGTGGGTTTGATAGTGATAGAGGTTATATCTTTTCATATACTTCTACTGCAAACACAATTAGTTCAACAAGAAACACGGTGTTTATGTTAAGACTAGCACCTAGTGTATCTAATGCTATTGTGGGTGACTTAGGTGAAAGAGAATTATTAAACAGAGCACAGTTGCTACTAGAAGGTGTTGAGATTACATCAGATGGTAGTGACGGAAGTGGTAATCCGATCGTAGGTGGAATTGTTGTTGAAGGAATTCTAAATCCACAAAACTATCCACTTGATCCAGGTGACGTTGGTTGGGCGGCATTAACAGGATCAGCGGCTGGTGGACAACCAAGTTTTGCTCAGATAGCCCCGGGTGGATCTGTTGTATGGTCAACAGGTGCAACTCAGGTTACTAGAAATGGTACTATTGTTGCAGAGATGACAAACGATGTTGTTGCACAATATAATAGAAATAATACACAATGGCATTGGATAACTAATGCTTCATGGAACCTAGTAAGTAGTGAAGTAACAACGGGTCAAACAGTTACAGCAACTGGTAATCCAAATACAGGATTATCTGACTTCCCAGCTGGTACTACTATTACTGATATCTATGAAAACTATAATCCTAAACTATTTAGATTTAGTAATAGAAACACTTCTACAATTAGTGCAAGTGAAACTATTACAGTTTCAGTTAACCCAGGTGCTTCATTAACTGGCACAAACTACTTGTACTTTACAAAAACAAGTTGGGAGGCGACTGGTGCTATATCAGGTACAGAGGTTAACGATAGTAAGTTTCCGGGAGGAACATACGTTTCTGGTGTACAAGGTCCATTAAGTTATGGTGGAACAGATTACTACAGAATTACGTTTACACAGACTTCGAACACAACAATTAACGCAGGTGATACTGTTGGGTTCTTATTTGGACAACCGCCATACGCACAACCAGGTGAAACAGTATTTTCATTTATTGCTACACCAGGTGAACAAAGTTCATTAGATTTAAGTACGTTGAAAGAATTAACTAATACCACACTAGGTGGGCGAGGTACTTTCCCGAACGGACCAGACGTATTAGCAATTAACGTTTATAAGGCGGAGGGTGCTGATACTAAAGCGAACATTATTCTAAGATGGGGTGAAGCTCAGGCGTAATTATTTTGTTGGCGGAAAAGCTGACGTAACGTTAAAAGCTATAACACTCCTAACACAATTTTTTCCACTAGGTAAAGCTGTATGTTTCAAGTAACTTGGAAACAATAGTATTCTTCCTTTAACAGGTTTATATACATATTCTTGCCAACTATAAGGTGCAGTATCTCTCATTGTATGTCCGTATTCTGTAAAAGGATTTGGATTTCTAAAACTAATTCCTCCTGCACTTTCATTAGCACGAACATAATACACACCACTAATTTGTCCTACGTTATGATGATGTTCACTATGTATATCACCTTCTTTATAATCTTGTGTCCAATAGTTATATCCATAGCCTTCGTTTATTCTATTCATTGCATTTTTATTTTGATAATCTCTAACACACATATCTATTTCAGAATATAAATTAGGTGTGTCGTATTTTAAATCTATAATTTTATCTCTTTCAAAATAATCTGTGGCGTGTGGAGCATTGTCATCTGGTCTTTGTAATTGATCTATACGACTTACTACAAGTTCTTCAACTTCGTTTGCAATATTGCTAGGTACATCATGTATTAGTATACCAGTTGGGAATATATTTTCGTATTTCATTATAGTGGCACGTAATAGTTTAATGGGTTACCGCCTGGCGTAAAAGAACCAGGTTGATTCATTCTTAAGTTGTCTTGATGTAACTGTAGACCGACCTTATTTGCCTGATTAACTTGAGGCGTTCGGATATGTTGTAGCATAGTATCCATTGGTTGTATGTTAAAAGCTATCGTTATGCGTGGTTCTTTATCTTCCCAGTCACTTATTCTATGTTCTATGTTAGTAGAGTGTGTAATTAGTAATTGATTATTTTTATTTTCTACTTTTTCAACAATTTCTTCTGTTCCTATTTCTCTATATTCTGCATAACTTGGTTCACAGTTAATACCATATATACCATGAAAGCAATCTACACCTCCACCATAATCGTGACCATGCCAATCTAATACTTCGCCTTTATGTGGCCAATAGTTTAACCAACCTACTATCCAATAAAACTTTCTACTATCGTGCGTTACTTCTTTATTAAAAAATTCTTGTATGTCTTTATACAAAGCTACTACTTCTGGCATAGTACTTGTAAACAAATTATAATGTGGGCTACAAGCAGTACATAAACTAGGGTGTGGAACGTTTGCTAAACCATTCGGTAAAGCAATTTCATTTGCAATTTGATTAGCTAGAAATTTACTTGTATGTACGAAACTACTTAGGTTGTGTTTCAGTTGTGACTTGTAGATTTGCATCTGGTTGATCCTTTTGACTATCACCCGGAGCAAGTCTATAATTATCTTCGATTGAATCAGATGTGCTTACTTCAGTAAGTGAACTACCTGCTTCGATGGCTTCTAGTTGATGTGGCATAAGTGGGGGATTTCTCCAAGTGTCTCCTGCTTTAATTACAACTTCCATTGTTTGTGCTTTAGCAGTATCAATATATCTTAATTTAAAACTACCTTGATTAACAAACCAAGATTCATCTTTTATTTTATGAAAATGCATTGACATTTTGGAACCGGCTTTTTCAAAAACCAAAATCTTTCCGCAGTACAAGTCGTTGGTTGCCCAAATTAATTCATATCCCCAACCTTTGTCTACCTTACCACTATGTCTTGCTGGCATCTATATACTCCTGTACAGTCTTAAACTTGTATTCACCTATACTATTAATTAGCTTGTCTATATTGGCGCAAGTGTAATACTGATATTGGCCTTGTAAATGTGTTGGTAATGGTACTTCTTTAATTTTAGCATCATAAAGTTTAGCATAACCTTCTGCAATATCCATAAACGATGGAGCAATACCTGTTCCAACATTCCAAATATCAGTAGCATCTACATCAAACATTTTTTCAATAATTTGACATACATCTCCTACCCAAATAAAATCTCTTCTAATAAAAGCACTCTTTTCAAATACAGTTATTTCTTTTAAGTTCTTTGCTTGTAATTCAAACTTACCAAAAACACTTTGTTGTTCGCCTTTATCTTGTTCACCAGGTCCATATACATTAAAGAATCTAAGTCCTTGTACATTAATTGTATACTCAGGTATTTCCATTACAAGTTTATCAAACAAATATTTGCTCCAACTATATGGACTCATTGGATACTTTGGATCGTTTTCTTTAATTTGTTTTAAGTTTCTTTGAGTTTGTTCGTTACCATATACACTAGCACTTGAGGCATATATTAAAGTTGTTCCACATTGGTCACAAAGTTGTAAAAGTCTTTGACTAAATTCAAAATTCTGCATTAAAACTTTTTCTACATCACGTTCTGTTGTGCTACTTAAAGCACCTAGGTGTACAACTCTATCATAGTTTTGTGGATCTGGAACTTTGTTTATTTCCCATTCCCAGCCTTCAACTTGGTGTCCTCTATGTAGCAAGTATGCACATAAGTTTCTTCCAATAAATCCTTTATGTCCTGTTACTAATACTCTCATGATTTTAATCTTTCAATTATTGTAGTTGTTGAATGCCCTTTTACAGTTGGGAAAATCTCTACCTTGGCTAAATCATTTCCGACTACTTCTGATACTTTGTAATCACCGCCCTTTACTATAACATCTGGTTGTATTTCTTTAATTTTTTCATATGGTGTATCTTCTTCAAATATAACAACATCATCTACAAAGCCTAATTCTAACAATGCTTCTTTACGTGTATTCTGATCGTTTATGGGCCTTAAATCGCCTTTTAAACGTTTTACACTGGAATCACTATTAATGCCCACCACAAGGCGTTTTCCAAGCGTGTGTGCGTGTCTAAGTAGCTTTAAATGGCCAGTATGCAGTATATCAAACACCCCATTAGTCCATACGATATTGCGTTCCAAATCGTCCTGTTGTATTATAGCAACACCTCTTTTTTCTACTATTCTAGCCGCCGCATAACAGCTTAATTTACACGAATCAAATACGTCCATACCTTTATCAATACCATAGGCAATAACTGCCATTACAGTATCTCCTGCACCTGTAACATCTGCTACTTCTTTTACTTCTTCTTTAAAATGTTTGTATTCATCTAGTATGTTTAATACGTGCATACCATTGGCTCCATCAGTAACAACTAACCAAGTCCAATCTAATCTTTGCATTTGTCTAAGAGCAGTAGTTTTATCCCATTTGCCAAACCATTCTTCATACTCTTGCATATTAGGTTTAACAAGGTATGCTCCATGATAAAAGTTTGCATCTTGTTTAGGATCTACTAAAATTTTTGTACCTTTATCTAATAAATTTCCTATTGTATCTCTTCTAACAGTACCTTTATTATAATCGCTTATGCAAATAATATCATCTTTATGAACTGTAAATCTATCAAATGCATCTTCGCCTATGTATTGTTCTTCTCTATCCCAACGTACAATATGTTGTCCACCTTTTGAAACTAGTCTTGTTTTAGTTGTTGTAACATTAACATCTCCTGCTAATGAACATTGTAAACCTGTCTTTAATAAAAGTTCTTGTAACTTATAACCTTCTTTATCTTGTCCAGTAACAGTAGTAAGTTCTACTTCTGAACCTAAACTTTTAATATTAACTGCTAAATTGCCTGCTCCTCCTATTGAATATTTTTGTTCTTGTTCTAGTAATACAGGAACAGGAGCCTCTGGTGACATTCTATTTGCTTCTCCCACTATCCAGCGGTCTAACATTATGTCGCCAAATACTCTAATCATTTATTTCTCCAATAGTGAGATAAGTTGAAATACTGTTTGTAATTTTGTGAGGTTTGCTTTGCTTTGTAATGTGTTTCTTAATCCTTGGTGCAAAGGTTTAGGCCATTTACCAAAACTAACCCAAGCATATCCATTATGCTCTTTATTTAATTTTGGAATAAATTCTTCTTTTACTACGCAAAGATATGTATGAAAATTAAATTTTTCATCATTACTTACAAAAGTTTCTAGTGGAATAGATTTAATAATAGAAGGTGTACTTCCTATTTCTTCTTTTATTTCTCTTAATAATGCTTGATACGGAATTTCTTCACTTTCATTAGTACCACCTACAAGTCCCCAAACATCTGCTTGTCTACTTTGGGTTCTATGTAAAAACAAGAACCTTTGTGTATCTAATGTATAGAAGAGAGCTCCACTACAAATAATCTTACTCATACTATTAATTATCTTAGAGTGCTAGGCGCCAGGTTCCTTTTCGGTACTCGCCTTCGAACGTTAATGTCCATTCTGTGCCGTCCCATTTATATTGGATACCTGTATTTAGGTTGGTTGTATATGTAACCTCTGGTACTGTTGAATCTTGTCCGCTATTACCACTAGCATCAAAAACGATATTCCAATCATTTCCGTCCCATTCAACAATGTCATTTTCTTTAGCAATAAAGTCGCCTTTTGATCCTTTCCAAGCATCAGCACCATCTGTATTTTCAGTTGAGCCAATATCACCTAATAAAAGAATTCTTACTCCATTACCTCTTATATTAGTTGGATTAGTTTTAGTAGGATCTATAATATAATCTATTGTTCCTTTAGTTGCTAAAGGACCAACTAAAACTGTGTTTGTTGGTATAGTATCTTCGTCCCAATTAACTATTAATTGTGTTTCATCTAATGTGTTTAATGCAAACGTACCTACAACAGAAGTTGTAAATCCTGCTCTTTCAAGATAAATTTTACTTAAACTTGCTCTGTACATACCAGGTTCTGATTCAAGAACTTCACGCCAATTAATTTCACCAGCAATACCGTTCTTACCTAATTGTACAACGTTACCCATTACAATAGCATCATATCCAGACGCAGTTGAAACAGTTAATGAAGCTGTAGATTTGCTTGACTTACCTGATCCTGATTTACCTGCTGTACTTGTATCTGAACCTTTAGCCAAGTTAGCATTAGTATCATCGTATGCTTGTAGTTCAGGCATACTGTCTTGTAAGTTAATAGTACCTTTGCTTTCGTCAAATATACTCATTACAACATTTGTAATAACACCTAGCTTTTTAACTTTAGCAGGTGGACTAATATAAATTGGTGTACTAAATCCTAATGTTGCAACATCAATATCTGATTCAGTTCCTACTGGAATACTTCTTGAACTAAAGTTAATGTTTTCTAAATTAACAACTGATAAAGAAGTCCAGTCTACATAGTTGTCAGTAGTTTGTATTTCTAAACTAGGGTTAAACAACATTAATATTTGTTCTAGTATTTGTAATTTTTGTTCTGTATTAGTTGTCCATATATCTGCTGTAACAGTTAAGTTATATGGTGTAGGCATCATACGTTCAACTGTATAATTTTTACCTTGTTCGTTTAAGTATTCGTTACCTGCTGTATCAAATGCACGTTCTCTAATATGTACTTTACCTGTATAACTTGGATCAGCAGTTCTAGTTCTGTCCATCTCCATACCTGCTACATATACACCTATACGTGGAGCACTTGGAATTTTATTTTCTGAATTATCTCTAATGATGTGTCCAACTTGTCTTGTAATATCTCCATACATGACAGGAACTTTAACAAACTTACCTTTACCGTCAACATAAGAGAAGTTACTCAACAATCTAATTATTTGAGTAATATATCTTCTAATTTGTCCGTCGTAAAAATGTAACATTAATTATCCGCCTTAGGTTTAAGTGCTTTACTCAAAGGTTGTCTTTCTTTAACTTGTTCACCACCTATATCACTTGTAGTAGTGTTGTTAATAAATGTTCCTTTTTGTGTTTGTTTCGTATCAGTATTAGACATTGTAAGTCTAACTGAATCTTCCATTTTGGACCAACGTTGTCCATCAAATCTAAATAGTCTGTTTGGTAAAAAGTCTGTACGCAAAAAGTAATCTCCTTTTACTTGGTTTAAAGGAAAACTTGCACCATGTCCAAACGTTTCACCATTTGGTGCAATACCATCTCCTAACAAGTAACCTTGGTAACCTGATCTTTCAGGTGTTTGGTTTACTCTGTCAGCTAACAATCCGGCTGTACTTGCATCTAGTGTACTTGTATCAGTTGTAACTAATTCTGGTTTTCCAAACTTATCAACTTGTAATGTATAGAATGGTTTAGTATTGTAACCTGACTTAGGTGCGTCTGCTTCTGCTTGAGCAACAACGGCATCATTAATCTGCATTTCTTTTTCATAAGTTGAAAGCACATCACGTAATGTATTTGTACTTCCTTCTTCTGCAGGTAAATCAAGTATTTCTTTAAATTCTTGTGAGTCAACAATTTGTTTTAATTTAACTCTATATAAATGCGGATACCAACTCTGTGAAAATCCTTCTGCCGCTCTGTTTACATCTTCAACCACATAAAAACGTTTTAGTGCTACTTGATAATCGTTAAGTGCGTGTTCATCTTTTAAGTGTGGTAGCTCTATAACGTCACCTGGCATAATTTTACGACCTAATGTTTTAACACTATAATTAATAGGTATTGTCATAAACAATGTGTCGTTCTGTAAAAACAGACCAAATTGACTCATATCAAAGTCAATATCAGCAATATTGTAAATACCACGTATTACGTAAATGTCAGGATCATACTTTCTATCCCTATTTTCAAGGAATAACATATCCTGAATATTTGTCTCTTTAACGGCATCGTAACGAGGCTTGTCCTGAGTAGCATCTGCTTCTTCAGGGTTTACAGGCCCTAGATACTTGTGAACAAACACATCAGTACCACCAACAGTGAACATTTCCGTGATGGTTTTATCTAGGAATTCGTAGTCTTTGCCCTTTTCGGGTTTGTATAAACTGAGTCTTGGCATAACGTTAGTATTTATCGAACGTATAAATACATATGGAGAAGACGATATGGCGGATTTGAAAAGTATGAAACAAGAAGTATTCGATTACATCAACCTAAGTTTAGGTGGTGGAATGGTGGATGTAGAGCTTGATCCAGAGCACTACGAGATGGCATTAAAGAAATCATTGGCTAAATTCAGACAAAGATCTGACAATTCAGTCGAAGAATCTTATATGTTTTTACCTACTGTAATTGATCAAAATACATATATCCTACCAGATGAAACAATAGAAGTTAGAAAAATATTCAGACGTTCAATTGGTTCTAGATCAGGTGGGGGAGATGGTGGTACTTTATTTGAACCGTTCAATATGGCTTACACTAATACCTATCTTTTAGCAAGTACTAATATGGGTGGATTAGCAACTTACAATATGTTCACACAATATCAAGAACTTGTTGGAAGAATGTTTGGTAGCTTTATTGAGTTTAAATGGAATACTACTAACAAAGAACTTGTAATATTACAACGCCCTAGAGCAGAAGAAGAACTATTATTATATTGTTACAATTATCGTCCAGATTCAGAGTTATTAAAAGACTACCTAGCCACACAATGGATTAAAGACTTTGCACTCGCTACTTGTAAGTATGCACTAGGTGAAGCTAGAAGCAAGTTTGCCACTATTGCTGGTCCACAAGGAGGATCAACACTTAACGGTGACGCACTCAAAAATGAAGCAGTTGCTGAAATGGAAAAACTTGAAGAAGAACTTAAACTACAAGTTGCAGGTGGTATAGGTTACGGTTTCACAATTGGCTAATAACTACTTGACTTTCATCTAAATAGATAATACAATATTAATAATAACACTAACGAAAGGAACGTTGTTCTGATGAATAAAACGTGTTTAATAGCAATCGTAACTATGTTTATGTTGAGTGCTTGTAGCATTCCAAAGAATCCAAGTATTAGCTTTGGTAAAAAATGTCAAGTAGGCAAAGGACAAATTACGTACTCATATGTTTGGATGTATGACAAAGAAGAAGGTCTAAATGCAAACGAAAAAGACTGTGAACTTATTGAGCCTAAGGACTAATAAATTATGATCATAGGAATTTGTGGATTAATTGGATCGGGTAAAGACACTATTGCCGATTATTTGATTAAAGAGCAGAATTTCCAGAAGATCAGCTTTGCTGATAAACTTAAAGATAGTGTATCCGTTATGTTTGATTGGGATCGTGAGCTACTAGATGGCAAAACCGAGAAAAGTAGAGCATGGCGTGAAGAAGTAGATCAGTATTGGACAGCAGAAACCGGAGAAACCATTACACCTAGACTAGTATTGCAGTTATTTGGTACAGAGTGTATGCGTGATGGTTTTTACGATGGAATATGGGTTAGCTTAACTAAAAAGACAATACTAGATAATCCAGACAAAAACTTTGTTATTCCAGATGTTAGATTTCCTAACGAAGCTAAAATGATATATGGCATTAAAGGCCAAGTATGGAGAGTAGTGCGTGGGGAAGATCCTAAATGGTTTATTGATTATAGGGACTATGGTACAGAGCCTAAAGAAGTACACCCTTCAGAATGGGCTTGGGCTAAGACTAAATTTACCCACGTTATTGATAACAACAAGACAATAGCTGATCTTAGAAGTCAGGTACAAGATCTCCTTGTTTCCATTTAAAGCCCTCTTTATATAATATTTTACTACAATTAGCACATATAGTTTTTAGGTTACTAAACCTTACGTTGTTCATATCTGCATCAACATAGTATACTGAAAACTGTTCTTTGTGCTTACTCTTGTATCCACACTTGTCGCAAGTATTCTTTTGCTCATACCCTGCTTGTTTCCACTTAGGTGGACTATATCTAACTTTGCCATATCTGGTACAAGCCTCACACTTACTACGATAGAAGGGTTTACCCTTTTTATAGTAATTAACAGCGACAGGTCTTTGCCCACAAGCACATAAAGGTCTCATATATCTATTTATCTGCCCTTTTAGACCCCTTTTTCGTACGTGTTATAGCATACATTTATTGGATTATGACTAAATAATAGTAATAGACATTATGCTAACAGGAGAAACAAAATGGCTTTAGTATCACCAGGAGTACAGGTTTCCGTAATAGACGAAAGTTTTTACACGCCGGCGGAACCAGGTACAGTACCAATGATTTTTGTTGTATCTGCTCAAGATAAAAAGAACGCATCAGGAACAGGAACAGCAACGGCAACAACAAGTGCAAATGCGGAGAAACCGTATTTAATAACTTCACAAAGAGAATTAGTAGAGATGTTTGGAGATCCAACATTCTACACTGACTCAAACAACAATGCTTTACACGGCAACGAACTAAACGAATACGGTCTACAAGCGGCTTATTCTTATTTAGGCGTGGCAAACAGAGCATACGTAACAAGAGCAAATTTAAACACTACAGAGCTAACTGCAACAGCAACGGCTCCAGCGGCGAACCCAGCAGACGGAACTTACTGGTTTGATACTGCTAATAGTGTATTCGGAATATTTGAGTGGAATAGTGCGGCGGCTTCGACTACTGGTGGTCAGAGTTTTACGAACAAGATTCCAACTGTAATTACAGACTCAAGCAAAGTAACAGGCGGAGCACCTAAAACTTCTGTTGGCGCAGTAGGTGACTATGCCATAGTTGCTACAACAACTTTAAATAAAGTATACTACAAAAACTCAGGAGGTGACTGGGTACAAGTAGGTTCAAGTACATGGATCCAATCATGGGCAACTGTAACAGGAACTGAAAGTAATCCAACTGTTGGAGCGGCGAACTCAATGAGTATTAACGGTACGCCTGTAACAGCAGGTGGTACAGGTTTATCAGATGTAGTAACAGCTATTGCTAATGCGGGTATTGCCGGTATTACTTCAGCAGTTGTTGATGGTAAATTAGAAATTTATTCAACAGGCGCAGATGTAGTGTTAGCACTTAACGGTTCTACACTATTAACAGAAATAGGTTTAACAGCAGGTACTTACAAAGCACCAGCTTTAACTATTGCTCCACACACATCAGTTCCAGAATACAAGTCAACTGACACAGCACCAAAACCAACTGGTTCACTTTGGGTTAAAACTACAACTCCAAACTTAGGTGCTAACTGGAAAGTTAAAAAGTGGAACGCAACTACTAAATTATGGGAAACTGTAACAGCACCAATTTACGAAACTAACCAAGCGGCATTATACGGTCTAGATAAAACAGGCGGTGGTGCAAACTTGGCAGTAGGTGCATTATACATTAACTACAATAACGCAGAAGATACTATCGTAGGTGACTTTAAAATTCACAGACGTGTAGCAACAGGTAATACTTCAATTACTTCAAGCATTATTGCGGCACAATGTACAGCAGGAACTTATGCGTTTAATATGCAAGAAACTATTGTTAACTCAGCTACATTAAGCTCAGCAAAAACAATAAGTGTAACAACTACTGCGGCATCAAGTGATGCTGATGTAATTGCAGGTGCTATTAATAGTGCAGGCTTTACTAACATAGTTGCAGAAGTAGACGCAAGTAACAGAATAGTTATTTCACACAATGACGGTGGTGACTTTAGAATTAAAGACACAGGTGGTATTTTAGGACTAGCTGGATACTCTGCATACGTAGATGCTAATTCAGGAACTCCAAACTTATACACAGCACCAACAGGTGATAGTGCAATGGACTTTGTTGCAAGTAACTGGCAGGTATTAACTTATACTGCAAGTGCAACAGCAGTAACGGCTTTAACAACTGACAAAACTTTATGGTACAGTTCAGTTGTAGATGAAGTTGATATGATGATACACAATGGAACTACTTGGGTTGGTTACCAAGACTCAACTGCTCCATATTATCAAGCTTCTGCAAGTGATAAAACAGATCCAAAAGGACCAATTGTTTCAGCTACTGAACCTACTTTACAGTCAGACAGTACTGCACTTAAAAATGGTGACTTATGGATTTCAACAGCAGACTTAGAAAACTATCCTAAAGTATACAAGTACAACGGTTCAACGTTAACTTGGGTACTAGTTGATAATTCAGATCAAACTACTGAAGATGGTATTTTATTTGCTGATGCAAGATACAATACAAACGGAGCCAATAGTGCAACAGCAGGAACTATTGAAGCACTATTAAGTAACAATTTCTTAGACCCAGATGCTCCAGATCCAGCACTATATCCAAAAGGTATGTTGCTTTGGAACTTAAGACGTTCTGGATTTAACGTTAAGAAATTTGTTAGAAACTCTGTTGATACAGCAGGTAACAATGCAAGATTTAACAACAACGAATCAATGGCTTCATACTACGCACACAGATGGGTAACTGAATCAGCTAACCAGGCAAACGGTTCAGGTTCATTTGGTAGAAAAGCTCAAAGAAAAGTTGTTGTACAAGCATTACAATCAATGGTTAACAGTAACCAAGATATTAGAGACGATCAATCAAGAATATTTAACTTGATGGCTTGTCCAGGTTACTCAGAGCTAATTGGCGAAATGGTTACACTAAACACAGACAGAGGCTTAACAGCATTTGTTGTTGGTGACTTACCATTTAGATTATCAAGTGATGCAACTACTATTAACAACTACGCAACAAACGTTAATTTAGCAGTTGAAGACAACGATGACGGACTTGTAACTAGTGATGAATACATGGGTACTTTTTATCCAAGTTTATTCACAAGTGATAATGCAGGAAAAAACATTGTTGTTCCAGCGTCACATGGTATACTAAGAACTATTGCTTTAAGTGATAGTGTTTCGTTTCCATGGTTTGCTCCAGCAGGAACAAGACGTGGTGGAATTAGTAACGCCTCAAGTGCAGGATACATTGATGCAGAAGGTGAATTTAAAGCAGTAGCATTGAACACAGGTCAACGTGATACATTGTACAGCAATAAAATTAACCCAATTACATTCTTAACAGGTGCAGGACTTGTTAACTACGGTCAAAAAACTAGAGCCAAAAATGCTAGTGCGTTAGACAGAATTAACGTTGCTAGACTAGTTGTTTACCTAAGAGGACAGTTAGACAAACTTGCTAAACCTTATATCTTTGAACCAAATGACAAAATAACAAGAGATGAAATCAAAGCTCAAGCAGATTCATTAATGTTAGAGTTAGTTGGACAAAGAGCATTATATGACTTCTTAGTTGTTTGTGATGAAAGTAACAACACACCAACTAGAATTGATAGAAATGAGCTTTATTTAGATATAGCGATTGAACCGGTTAAAGCAGTTGAGTTTATTTACATACCGTTAAGACTTAAAAATACAGGTGAAATAGCGAAACTTTAATAGAGATAAATATATTTAACAGGAGATATTAACAATGGCAATTTCAACACTATCAAAAATTACAGTCCCATTAGATTCTAGTTCGTCTAGTTCTAATCAGGGCTTGTTGATGCCGAAACTCCAGTATCGCTTTAGAGTGAGCTTGGAGAACTTCGGAGTATCAACACCGACAACAGAACTAACAAAACAGGTTGTAGACGTAACTAGACCTAACGTAAGTTTTGAAGACATCCAAGTTGATGTATACAACTCACGTGTATTCCTAGCAGGAAAACATACTTGGGAACCAATTACATTAAACTTAAGAGAAGATGTATCAAACAACGTACAGAAACTAGTTGGTGAACAACTACAGAAACAATTTGATTTCTTTGAACAATCAAGTGCGGCTTCAGGTAGCGATTACAAATTCGTTACTAGAATTGAAGTACTTGACGGTGGTAACGGAATCAATACTGCAAACGTTTTAGAAACATTTGAGTTATATGGTTGTTACTTACAAAGTGCTAACTACAATACTTTAGCATACGCAACTAACGATCCAGTAACAGTAGCTTTAGCTATTAGATACGACAACGCAATACAAACTCCACAAGGTACAGGAGTTGGTACAGCAGTTGGTAGAACTGTTAACACTTTAATAACAGGTGGCGGATCTACATAAGATTAAAATACATAATATTTCCTGAAAAACTAAAAAGGGTGTCTTTATAGGCACCCTTTTTTATTATGTGCGTACTTTATAATCTAGATAAATATTAGTATGGCAAACAAACTAAACGGATTTTTGGATAATGTAGTTAGCGGTGCTTTAAGCCCAAAAGGTAACCTTGGTGATTGGTCACACGCGGCTAGACTCTATGTAGATGATGCACATAGGTTATCCCCTAAACATAAATTTTTATACCACGTAAGTTTTAACTTAAACCCAGAAGCGGTTGCAGTTATTCCTCAGATAAAAACTGAAGAAATTAATATGTTAGTTAAAAGTGTTGACTTACCTAAATATTCTATTAGTACAACACTAAAACATCAATACAATAAAAAAGCAAACTTACAAACAAGATTAGATTACGATCCAATCAATATAGTATTCCATGATGACAACTACGGACAAACAACTGCATTATGGGAAGCCTACTATCGTTATTATTATAAAGATGGTAACTATGCTTCGTTAAATGGAAGTTCAGATCCTAACGAAACTAATCCAGCTTACGCAAGACACAACACTTACTTAGGTGATGCTGTTAACAAATACAGATATGGTTTTGATAATGATAGTCATTCACACTTCTTTAGAAGTATACAAATTTATCAAATGTCTAGACATAGATATACTTGTTTCACTTTAGTTAATCCTATCATTAGTGAATGGGGTCATGATACTTTAGAAAATAGTACAAGTGATGCTGTACAAAATACAATGCAAATTCAATATGAAACTGTATGGTATTCAAGAGGCGGAATTACAGAAGGTGCTTCACCTAAAATGTTTGGTGCGGCAAGTGGACACTACGATAAAACACCTTCACCTAATTCATTAGCAGGTGGTGGTGCAACAAACTTATTTGGTCAAGGTGGTGTAGCGGCAGGAGCCGCCGATGTGTTTGGAGATATTACAAGTGGTCAAGCATTTAGTTCTCCAGCCAACTTTTTGGGAACAGTTTTAAAAACAACGAGTGTCCTGGGTAATGCAAAGTCATTATCTAAAGGTGGATTAAGACAAGAAGGTTTTGGCATATTAAAAGATCAAATAGGAAAAGCGGCAGGGATTGATGTTAGTGGCGTAGCCAATACAGCATTTCCTAAAAGTTTAAATGCAAGTGGACTTAATAATATTACAACTGCAATAGCAGGAGTGGCGGCAGGTTCGGCAGTAATAAAAGCAATTAGTGGAAACTCTGCATCGTCAGTAACTTCTTTCTTAGATAATAATCCAGGATCATTAGATCAATTAGCTAAAGCAACAACATTTAAGAAAAGTCATTTAGCTAACGGAGGTTCTGCAAACGTAGATTCTATTAATAGTGCATGGAATAAAATGACTAGTGCGGCCAAAGATGCATTTAAATCTGATACAAAAGATAACGCCCAAACCCACGGTAATAGTGGTAACGTAACGATAAGTACTTAAAATGAGCAACTTACCTGTAACAACAAATAATACACAACAAAAAGTTAAAACTTTTTTCGATGAATATTATTCTGCACCTTTAGAGTTTCCTTCAAACGAAGTAGACGCAGTATTAGGATACTTTGAAAAAAGAGGCTTTGATAAAACATCAGCTGGAACAGTTGCTGGTGTATTAATGAGACAGGCAAAGATTGATGAAGTAAAAGTATTTGAATTATTAGACACACTTAAAGGCTTTGATGAAGTTCAACTTTCTAATGTAGTAACAGAAGTTTTAAATTACAATAGACAAAAGATGAGTTCATTAGGTTATAAAGTAGACCAATCATCTAGTAAATTAGAATCACGAAACATATTGGTGTAAGCCTATGCCAAAGTTTGCACAAGGCAGATTTGCATTAAAAAATCCCAGCAAGTACGCAGGACTTAAAGATCCCTTATATAGATCATCTTGGGAATTTGCATTTATGAAATTCTGTGATGAATCTCCTTCCGTAAGTAAGTGGGCAAGTGAGTCAGTTAAGATTCCATATAGAAATCCTTTAACAGGACAGATGACAATTTATGTTCCTGACTTTATGATACAATATACAGATGCTAAAGGAAAGCCACACGTAGAGTTAATAGAAGTTAAACCCGGTAACCAAGCCGACTTACAAGAAGTAAAGAAAAGTCGAGACAGAGGTAAACAAGCACAGTACGTACAGAATATGGCAAAGTGGGAAGCCGCCAGACATTGGTGTAAACGTAAGAAAATATTTTTTAGAGTTATTACTGAAAAGGATATATTCCATCAAGGCAATAGAAAATGAGCGATATAGTTTATATTTTAATTGGTATATTCGTAACTGCTATTATCATTTCAATCTATCTGGGTATCAAATACGAAACACTCATATAAATATAGTAGTATATAATGGACAGCAAATATGACCAAAAAATTAGAAGAATTACTTAATTTACCTGACTCACAAGAGATTATTGAGGCAGAAAAAGAAAAAGCTGAAACTAAAGAAAAAGCAGTAGTAACGCAAAAAGAAGACTTCCGCGATATAGCAGAATTGGATAAAATTACAGCGGCACTACCGCAAGTTAAAGGCTTGGGTGAGAAAGCAGATGCAGAGCTTGGCGAAGTAGCAGATAAGGCCATGCAGGCATATGAAGACTTAATGGATCTTGGTATGAATGTTGAATCACGTTATAGCGGTCGTGTTTTTGAAGTAGCAGGACAAATGCTTAAAACCAATTTAGATGCCAAAACAGCTAAACTACAGAACAAGTTAAAGATGGTTGAACTGCAATTACGCAAAGAAAAGCAGGATAAAGACGGTGGAGATGGTGGATCTGACATAGTAAACGGTGAAGGATATGTAGTAACAGACCGTAACTCACTGCTTAATAAATTGAAAAACATGGATAAATAAACATATAAGGAAGAACAATGAAGACATTTGAACAGTATCTAACAGAAGCAAAAAAGACTTATAAGTTTAAGTTTGGTATTGCTGGTGAATTACCAGAAGGATTTACAGACAGTTGCGAAAGCTGTTTACAAAAGTTTGGATTAGTTAATTTAACTCCAGGCAAAAAAACGCCTATTCAAGAACGTCCATTAGACTTCCCTAAATTACAAAATATGGAAACTACATATTTCGAAGCAGAACTTTCATACCCTACTACTGCACAGGTATTAGGCGAGTACATTTCACAAGTTAATGGAATTGATCCAGCTTATATTTGTCTTAGAGATGCAGAAGCACCTCAAGAAGAATATCAAGACAAAGAATACGTAAAAGTATATGAGCCTAAATTAGGCACAGAGATGGAATCAGCAGACCCGGATGCACAAAAGAAAGTTGGAGACAACCGTGTAATGGATTTACTTAAAGAGCTAGAAGGTGTTCGTAAGGAACGTGATAACGATCCTGGAGCAAGTTCAAAGCCAGACACAGAGCAAAAACATGACATGGGTGAAACAGGAAAAACTAGTCCAGTAGGGAGCAAATAATGAACTTAAAAGACATTTATAAAAAAATAGATACTTTAAATGAATCAGTTAATATGTCTATATCAATGTCAGGTGAAACTGCTGACGATGTAGCTACATTAATGAAGATGGTTAAAGACGCAGGCGGTAAGCCAGAAGTTATAGAACCAATGCCTAAGTTATCTCCAAGAGATGACATAGAGAAATCAATAGCAATTTTAGATAAGCCAGAAGGACCTAAAGAGCCAGACATGAAACTTCCAATGCCAATGAAAGCGGCAGATGGAGACGATGATGAGGCTTGTGGAATTTGTGGTAAGACACACGAAACAGAAATAACTAAATCACTTTGTGCGGCAGACAATAAAGACTCTGAAGCAACAGAAGGCGAGTGGGATAATTCACCAGATGAAAAATATCAAGACACAGCTTATATGCAAAATGATTTAGCAGGTGGCTTAAACAGACAGAAAAAATCATATCCAAAAGTAGCAGGCGGAGATAATCCAATGGCACTTGAAGATGAAATTAAAAGTGAACTAGCGGCGAAGTTAGCAGAAAAGTTAAAAGGGGAATAATATGGCAGGCGTAACAAGAGTTAACGGACTAGGTGTTTTAGCAGGAACACTTTACGAACATTCTGCAAAAGCATATTTGGTAACGATTCAGAACGCGGCAAATTCCGCTCGAGATTTAAGAGCAGAAGATGATGCAGTTGAAGAAGTTGCTGAATACGTTATGAAAGAATTAAGTCCTTTAATGTATATGGTTACTGATTCGGCGGCTGGTACTATTCATGTAATTATGGATAAGAATTCATCAGCGGCAGATATGCAGGCACGTATTAGAGCATTAGGAACAGCAGTTGGACCAAACAATTTAGACGTTACAGGTTCAGATGTTGCAGTGGCTACTTCCGTAGTTTGTTCATAATAAATTTTAACTAATTTCCTCCCAATTAGTAAACCAAATAGGGCTTTCGGGCCCTATTTTCACCTATAAATAGTAGTATGGCAACAAAAAGTTTAGACGGTGTCTTAACCAAAAAAGCACACCTACGTGAAAAGTTTGATGAAGAAAATATCGAGATGCTTAAGAAGTGTGTGGATCCCGATAGCGGATACCTATACTTTTGCCAAAAGTTTTTTAATATACAACACCCTGTACAAGGTAAAACTTTATTTGAACCTTTTAAATATCAAGAACGTTTATTAGAAAGTTATCACAATCACAGATTTAATATTAATATGCTACCTAGACAAAGTGGTAAGACAACAACTGCCGCGGGTTACTTATTATGGTATGCTATGTTTCATCCAGACCAAACAATACTAATTGCCGCACACAAATATACAGGTGCTCAAGAAATTATGCAACGTATAAGATACGGATATGAATTATGTCCAGACAGTATCAGAGCAGGTGTTACAAACTATAACAAAGGGTCAATGGAATTTGAAAATGGTAGTAGAATAGTTAGTGCTACTACAACAGGAAACACAGGAAGAGGTATGTCAATATCTTTATTATACTGTGATGAGTTTGCATTTGTTAATCCAAGTATTGCAGATGAATTTTGGACTTCGATATCTCCAACACTAGCAACAGGTGGTCGTGCAATTATTACAAGTACTCCTAACTCAGATGAAGATACGTTTGCTATTATATGGAAAGAATCACAAAACAAATTTGACGAAGATGGTAACGAAGCTGAAGTAGGTCAAAATGGTTTTCATGGCTTTACTGCTAAATGGGACGAACACCCAGACAGAGATGAAGAGTGGGCTAAAGTAGAAGTAGGTCGTATTGGTGAAGAAAGATTTAGACGTGAGTATGGTTGTGAGTTTTTAGTTTACGATGAAACACTTATTAACAGTATTAAGTTATCAAGTTTAGAAGGTATCGATCCTGTTATGAATATGGGACAAACACGTTGGTATGGAAAGCCAGAAGGTACTAGCACTTATGTTGTTGCATTAGATCCTGCTATGGGAACAGGTGGTGACTATGCCGCAATACAAGTATTTGAATTACCAAGCTATAAACAAATTGCAGAGTGGAGGCATAATCAAACTCCTATACCTGCACAAATAAGAATATTAAAAGATATTTGTAACTACATAAAAGATTGTTGTCATAATCAAGGACAAAACATTTATTGGAGTGTAGAAAATAATTCAATAGGTGAAGGTGCTCTAATTGTTATTAGAGATTTAGGAGAAGAGAATATACCAGGTATGTGTGTATCAGAACCTATTAGAAAAGGCCATGTACGTAAGTTTAGAAAAGGATTTAATACAACTCACAGTACTAAAATTAGTGCTTGTACTAGATTAAAGAATATGGTTGAAAACGACAAGCTAACAATAAACAGTAAAATATTAGTAAGCGAACTTAAGGCTTTTGTTGCTAGTGGTACTAGTTATAAAGCTAAACCAGGTGAAAATGACGATCTAGTTAGTGCTAGTTTGTTGAGTATGCGTATAATGGCAGTACTAAAAGACTGGGATCCTAGGGTATATGAAACGTTTAATCAGGCTGATACAGGCGACGATACTACACCGCCAATGCCTATATTCATTTCAACCAATATAAGGTAAATACATATATGAGCAATATGGAATATATATCAGATCAGCTATTTGCTAAAATTAGGGGTAGATTCCCATCAGTAACACTCGGCGATGCCGAAGGTGTTGTAACTGACGAGCCTAAACTTGCACGTTACTTTGACTTTGATTACAAAGTTGGTGAAGATAATTTAGGTAAAGTAAGCATATCTTTAAGTGAAAAAGAAGTTGCAGTTACTTACAATACATCATTTATTAGCGAACAGCCAGACAGTATCAGAAGTAGTTGGTTCGACTTCTTAAAAGAACTACGTACTTTTTCAAAAAGAAATATGCTTAACTTTGATACACGTGATATAACTAAATCTAATCTTGATAAAAGAGATTACGCACACTTAACTAAAACTGCCGGAGAGAAAACAATGAGTGAATCTAAAATGTACGGCACTAGTAGAACAAGTTACGAAGATGTTGACAAAGCTAGGCTAGTACTTAAACATACGCAACCAGTGAACCAAGAAGTTCCTGGAGCAAGAACACAACACGTACACAGCCTTTATATAGAATCAGAAAATGGAGAAAGATTTAAGTATCCATTTAGACATTTAAACGGAGCAAGAGCTTTAGCAAGACACGTAAGCGAAGGCGGAAACTTATACGATGACTTTGGTAAACATATCGTTTCACTCAGCGAAGAATTATCAAAGCTACGTCAGTTTAAAACATACATGAACCGTTCAGCAGTAATGGCAGAAGGCTTAAAAGGTTACATGGATATTGTTAATGAAAGACTTGACAGTATTAAAATGGAAGTAATGAAATTACAAAGACCAACTCATTACGCAGAAGCATTTAAAAACTTTACTCCAGTTGTTAACGAAGAAGTTCCAGAAGAACTACAAAACAGTTGGATTGATGAATTAACAATTAGAACTTTCAACGAAGAACTGAAAAACGTTTTTCCATACATTTATAATTTAGTAAAAGAAAAGAAACAAGTTGAAGAAGTTAGCCCAGAAGATTTATTAGGTGAAGTTTCCGATATGGGAATGAACAAATACGGACTTGCGGCTAAACACGAAAAAGGAAAATTTTATTCTTACAAAGATGGTAAGATGACAGGTGGACCTTTTGATTCAATAGAGGAACTAGAAGCACATCAACAAGAACTTATTAAAGACGAAGCTAGTGGATATGAAGGCGGTGACGAAGCACACGCACACGCAATAGACATTGACGGAGACTATGATGAGGACAGAGGCATAAGCGAAAAAGATTGCGAAGAAATGCAATACGAACTTTCGAAGTCTGGTATCAAAGCTACTTGTGAGCCAGATGAAATGCGACAAGGTGGAGTTATTGTACATACTATGAGTCCAAGAGATGCAGTTATTGATGCATTGGACAAAGCAGGATATCAAGCTAACGAAACTTTATCACCAGAAGATGAATTTGAAAGTGAACTTTCAAACATAGTGGGAGAAACTGAAGATGCTTTAATCGATGGACAAGGAGCTGACCAACAAGCCGCGATTAAAAAACTAAATGGCTTAATGGCTAGCGAATTTCAAGCAGGTGTTAACGGTAACAATGCTGTTATGAGTTTAAAGGGAGTCATAGACGACCCATTACTATTAGATATGTTCAAACAAGTAGGACAGAAAGAATCGAGCACAGATGTACGACCTTTAGTAATGAAATATATTAAAGCTAAAGCACCAAGTATTTTATCAAAAATTGATACAGGTGATATGGCTACAGAAGATAGAAATACTGGAATCAAAGATAAAGAAGATTATCAAGCAAAGAAAAAAGCTATCCAAGATATCCAAATGGATCCAAACACTCATAAAGATGAGAAACTTAAAAAAGAAATTATGAGACGTAAAGCAGAATTGGATTCAGAAGCAAAAGAAAAAGGATACAAAGAAGGCGAAGATGATATTGCTGTTAAAATGAATCCAGACGGAAGTATTGAAAAGGCAAAAGAAGACAAAAGAAAACCTAGCGAAAGATTAGAAGAATTGGTTAAATCACATTACGACTACACTTCTAACTCATTTCCAAAAGGCGAAACAGCGATAGTTACAGCTTGTGAAAAAGAGTTTGGCGACAAAGCAATACCATTTGCAGAAAAAATGATTGCTAGACTAAAGCAAGGTAAAGATCGCGAGATGGAAAGAATTAAACACCTAGCAGGTGTATAAGAATTTATAAAGTCACTTTTTTGGCAACATGAAGGTTGACTTTATAAGTATATTAGTGTAGTATATAAACTGTGCTACACTATTAACAGGCACAAGCAACGAAGGCTTAACAATTATAGGAGGCTTATATTATGGCTACATTAGCAGAAATTCGTGCAAAACTTAAAGAACAGGAAACCCGCTCATCGGGATCTTCCACAGGCGGCGACAACGCCATTTACCCATTTTGGAACTTAAAAGAAGGCGAGACATCAACTGTCCGTTTCCTTCCAGATGGCGACGAAAACAATACATTTTTCTGGCAAGAACGTTTGATGATCAAACTACCTTTTGCTGGTATTAAAGGCGAGACAGACTCTCGTCCAGTACAAGTGCAAGTACCTTGTATGGAAATGTATAGTGAAACTTGTCCAGTACTTTCAGAAGTACGTGGATGGTTTAAAGACAAAAACTTAGAAGATATGGGACGTAAATATTGGAAAAAACGTTCATATGTTTTCCAAGGCTTTGTTACAGACAATCCTTTAAAAGAGGATTCAACTCCAGCAAATCCAATTAGACGAATGATTATTGGACCACAAATCTTCCAAATTATTAAGGGAGCATTAATGGATCCTGATATGAATGAGTTACCAACTGATTATACATCAGGTGTAGACTTTAGAATTGCGAAAACTTCTAAAGGTGGATATGCCGACTACTCAACTTCAAACTGGGCTCGTAAAGAGAGACCATTAAGTGAAGAAGAGTATAAAGCTATTGAAGACCATGGCTTGTTTAATTTAGGTGATTACTTACCTAAGAAACCAAGTGAGGTTGAAGTTGGTGTCATCAAGAAGATGTTTGAAGCATCTGTTGATGGTGAAGCATACGATTTGGAACAGTTTGGTCAATACTTTAGACCAGCTGGTGTAAAAGCACAAACAGGTGATCCTGTAAAAGCTACTACACCAACACCTGCTCCAGCGGCGGCTCCAGAAGCACCAAAAGTAGCAGAGGCAGTAGCACAACCTACTACAACTGATGCTCCAGCAACAACTGAAGCACCGGCTGACAATAATAAAGCGGAAGACATCCTAGCGATGATCCGTAACAGACAGTCGTAAACTAATATTGTATAAGGGGTTGTCTGCACGGCAACCCCAAGTACATAGGATTAAGGAGTAATAATGGCTAACAAGGCATTTGACGTTTCTAAGTTTCGTAAAAACTTAACTAAATCTATTACAGGAATGAGTGCTGGATTTCATGATCCAACTGATTGGATTAGTACAGGTAATTATGCACTCAATTATTTAATTAGTGGCGACTTTAATAAAGGCGTTCCAATGGGTAAGGTAACTGTTTTTGCAGGTGAATCTGGTGCAGGTAAATCATATATTTGTGCAGGTAACATTGTAAAGGCGGCACAAGAGCAAGGCATATTTGTTGTTTTGATTGACTCAGAGAATGCTTTAGATGAAACTTGGTTACAAGCATTAAACGTTGACACTAGTGATGAAAAACTACTTAAACTTAATATGTCAATGATTGATGATGTAGCAAAAACTATATCAACATTTATGAATGACTACAGAGAAACACCTGAGGAAGAAAGACCTAAAGTGTTATTTGTTATTGATAGTTTGGGTATGTTACTTACACCAACAGATGTTGATCAGTTTAATAAAGGTGATATGAAGGGTGATATGGGTAGAAAACCTAAAGCACTTACATCACTTGTTAGAAATACAGTTAACATGATTGGTTCACACAACGTTGGATTAGTATGTACTAATCACACTTACGCATCACAAGATATGTTTGATCCAGATGATAAAATATCAGGTGGACAAGGATTTATCTATGCAAGTTCTATTGTAGTAGCAATGAAGAAATTGAAACTAAAAGAGGACGAAGATGGTAAGAAAGTTACCGATGTACGTGGTATTAGAGCGGGTTGTAAAGTTATGAAAACTAGATATGCAAAACCGTTTGAAGGCGTACAAGTTAAAATTCCATATGAAACTGGAATGAATCCATATAGTGGTCTAGTTGACCTATTTGAGAAAAAAGGCCTGTTAAATCAACAAGGCAATAGACTTAAATACGTTGATAGCACGGGCAAGGAAACACTTGAATATCGAAAAGACTGGTCTGGTGAGAAACTAGACATAATTATGAGTGACTTCGAGAAGTTATCCACAGAAGAACCTGTGCAGGAAGTTGATGAAACAACCACTGAGGAGTAAGACTTATGGACGGTACGCAGATAGTAGAAACGTGGCAAGTATTCAAAGAATACATTGACAAGAAACATATTGAAACAGTTGCTGAAAAGTATGTTGATTTATGTGCTGATTTTGGAACTGAAGACGAAGCATTTAGAGATGCTTTAGGTTCTGATCATGAACTTGACAAAGCCATTGGTTATTATTTGGAAGAAGACGTTGACTACGATGACGAAATTGATGACGAGGATTATTAATGGGTTGGTATTCTGATATTGCTAAAGATATTAACAATATACCTAAGGCTATACAGTACTTTGAAGACGAATTAGACGAAGCTAAAAAACAAATTCGTATTAAAGGTAATGTAGAAAAGGCCGCGGCAGAGATGCCTGGTATAGTTGAGCAACGATTTAATCAGTTGCAAGAGTTAGAAGCAATACTAGAATACCTAAACATCGAATTAAGACGTTTAAGAAGTAGTTTTTTTAAAAAGTATTTAGAGAATTATGCACGAGCATTATCAAGCAGAGACGTTGAAAAATATGTAGACGGCGAAGCTGACGTTGTTGATTATGAAAAAATAATTAACGAGTTTGCATTAATGCGTAATAAATGGTTAGGCGTAACAAAGGCATTAGACCAAAAACAATGGCAACTTACTAACATAGTTAAGTTACGAGTTGCAGGAATGGAAGACGCAAGTCTTTAGGATTAAAGGAAAACATTATGAAAATGAGCGAGACTCAACCAGGTCAAGTTGCTAAACAATATGGCGGCAACACAAGACCTAAAGTAAATCATGCTGAGAGAACTGACTTACCAGGCTCAAGACAAGCTATTCAAAAATGGGATACTATTCCAAATGAATGTTTTGTACAAAGAGTTGCTGGAGAGTTTTTTAATCAACAGTCAGCAGATTTATTTGCAAATAAGAAGATCGTTTTGTTTAGTTTACCAGGTGCATTTACACCAACTTGTTCCACAAAGCAATTACCAGCATACGAAGAAATGTATGATAGGTTTAAGGCGGCTGGAATAGATGAAGTGTATTGTGTATCAGTAAATGACGGCTTTGTAATGAATGCTTGGGCTAAAGAACTTGGCATAGAAAAAGTAAAATTATTAGCAGATGGTAACGGAGACTTTACAGACTCAATGGGTATGTTATGTACTAAAAGAGACAAAGGATTTGCTAACCGTAGCTGGAGATATTCACTTTATGCTGAGAACGGTTTAGTTAAAGAAGCATTTGTAGAGCCCGGATTTAACCACAAAGGTGAGGACGATGATCCTTACACTTGTACTGATCCAGAAACAATGATTCAATTCGTAGAAGCAGAAGCCAGATAAAATTTAAATACAACTATGAAGGTTGTATTAGTAACAGGTGGCTTTGATCCACTACATTCTGGACATATATCTTATTTCGAAGAAGCTAAAAAGCTCGGCGACAAATTAGTCGTCGGGCTTAATAGTGACGAGTGGTTAACTCGTAAAAAAGGTTTACCGTTTATGCCTCTCAAAGAACGGAAAACAATTATACAAAATTTAAAAATGGTCGACGAAGTAATAACTTGGGACGACTCTGATAATACTGCCTGCGGTGCAATCTTCAAATTAAAATTACGTAAAAGTGGTAACCAAATTATATTTTGTAATGGTGGCGATCGAACAGAAAAGAACATTCCTGAAATGGAAGTTTACAAAGACAATGGAGAAATTTCATTTGTATTTGGTGTTGGCGGTACTGATAAAAAGAACTCTAGTAGTTGGATTTTAGAAGAGTATAAATACCCTAAAACAAAACGTAATTGGGGTTGGTATAGAGTATTAGATAATCAACCTGGTTATAAAGTAAAAGAACTTGTGATAGATCCTAAAAGTAGTTTAAGTATGCAAAGACATTTTAAACGTGCAGAACATTGGTACGTATTAAAAGGTGAGTGTATAGTTGTTACAGACGGTCCTGCAGGTATACAAGAAGTAACACTACCAGCAACTAACACAGGATACCAAATAGGTAAAGAAATTTGGCATAAAGGTATTAATGAAAAAGATGTTCCTTGCCATATATTAGAAGTACAATATGGAGATGAATGCGTTGAAGCAGACATTGAAAGAAAGGAATTTACTAGATGATAGATTATAGTCTTTATAAAAATCCTACAGAAGAAGTTAAAGAAGCTGTTTTAAAGTCAGCTGATTACAGTATGACTAGTGGCAGACGTTTGGCGCATACATACGTTGCTGTGCAACAGCTAGACGCCAATAAGATAGAAGGTGACATAGTAGAGTGCGGTGTATGGAAAGGCGGACAAATTATATCTGCCTGGTTAGCAAACACAAATAGTAAAAGAAAGTTTTGGTTATTTGATACGTTTGAAGGAATGACTACACCAACTGATAATGATTTTAGATTACAAGCTGACGGAGTTACTAGAGGTTATGCTAAAGATAGTGGTAAAGCAAAACGTGGTTTCGATCAATGGTGCAGATCAGAAATACAAGAAGTAAAAGAAAACTTATCAAAATTTAATATGCCTATGGAACAAACAACATTCGTTAAAGGCGATATTGTACAAACATTAAACGATCCAAAAAATATTCCAGATAAAATTGCACTATTAAGACTAGATACAGATTGGTATGAGTCAACATTAAAGGAATTACAAGTACTTTGGCCTAAATTGGTTGTAGGCGGATATATGGTAATGGACGATTATGGAAGTTGGCAAGGTAGTAAAAAAGCCTTTCATGAGGTGTTTGGAAATAAGCTAGAGATATATAATATTGATGGTAAGGCAATATACGTAAAGAAAGAAGTAGCATGAGCAACAGAGTATTTGTAGGGTATGACACAAGAGAAGATATTGCATATCAAGTTTGTGAGCATAGCATATGGCAACATAACAAAGACATAGAAGTTATTCCATTAAAGCAAAAAGAATTAAGAGATAATAAATTATATTGGAGAGGTGAAGATAAACTTGCTAGTACAGAGTTTACTTTTACACGTTTCTTAATTCCACACTTAATGAATTACGAAGGTTGGGCATTATTTTGTGATAGTGATATAGTATTCTTAGAAGATGTAGATAATTTATTTGCACTAGCAGATGACAAGTATGCTGTTATGTGTGTACAACATGACTACACACCTAAACCAGGAACAAAGATGGACGGACAAGTACAAACACAATATCCTAGAAAGAATTGGTCAAGTGTAGTACTATGGAACTGTGGACATCCTAGCAATCAAAAAATTACAGTAGATATGGTTAACAATCCTAACTATGATGGAAAATACTTTCATAGATTTAGTTGGTTAGACGATAGTGAAGTAGGAGCTCTGCCAACTGATTGGAACTTTCTAGTTGGTTGGTATGAGCCTGATGGCATTACTGATGTTGTAGAAAAGAATGATGGAACTCCTAGAGCTTTACACTATACAGAAGGCGGACCATGGTTTAAAAATTACAGAAATTGCGAATTCCATCAAACTTGGAAAGATGTACTTTCTGATATGATGGGGAA